CGTCAGGTTGGCCTGAGCGAAGGCAACGAGCTTGCGTGCGGTAGACACAGTGCCCAGCACATCCACGGTCGTGACTGCGCCAGCAGCACCGCCAACGGCGATGGCCTTGCAGTTCACCATACGGATACTCTTGCCGGTGATGGCGGCTACGAGAGTCGCCCCGGCGTTTACCTCAGCAATCGTGAATCGCACACGCTTGCTCAGGACAGAGTCAGTGACGTTCAGGCGCGTAATGGTCGCCTCGTCCGCTTCAAGGCTGATCGCCTTGAGCCTAGAGTGCGTAACCCCAGTATAGACAGACATTTTCCCATCTCCTGTATGAGGGAGTGGGGGCCGAAGCCCCCACCGTTAAGCCGACGGGATCGTGCCCAGATCAGCACCCATGTTCACAACAGCCAGCGAGACCTTGATCCGAGCAGCGTCAATGCTGGCCGAGTTCAGAGTCAGCAGGATGTTGGTGTCAACCGCGCAGTAGTAGGCAGTCGCGTCGGCATAGCCGCCGCTCGTGCCCACAGCAGCGTTCAGGTCGAAGCCGTCAACCCAGAAGTCAACGGTTCCGCCGCCGATGCCGACGTCGATGTTACCCGCAGCGCCTTCGGCCTTCTCCAGCGTAGCGACGCCGGACAGGACAAACGCGCCCTTAGGGAGCACACCGATCACCAGTGTATCGGTCGAAGTCAGCGCGGTAGCGCCAGCAGCGGTCCGAGCAGCGGCGATCTTGGCGAAATCGAGTTCGATCTCGATGACGCTGACGCGGTCAGTGTAGTTGGCGGTGAAGCCAGCCGAGTTCTTATAGAACCCGAGCGAGTCGGTATAAGCAACCATGATCAGGTCTCCTTATGCGAACGTGACGACGGCTTGCGACAGAGCTTCAGGTTTCACGACTTGGTAGCCGTAGACCTGCAGCCCGCGGATGATGTTCCCGAAGGTGGACTGCGCACGAAGCGTTTCCATCTCGGTCATCTGCGACGCAAAGGTGAAGCCCATCTTGTGGCCGGCGATGATCGAGGTCTTACCCGAAGAGACGTTCAGGTTGTGCGACACATAGAGCGTGAAGCGATCGATCATGCCGAGACGGCCGTTGCGCATCGGGGAGACACCGTCACCGGTCAGCGACGCGTCCTTCAGTTCGGACTTCTTGACGATACCAGCCATCTTGGCGGGGATCACAAGGAAGCGGTCCGACTCGGGGACGTTGGCTTCGTCGAGCACAGTGCCCATATCGACGATCAGGTCGATCACGGAGGTGGTGCCGCCAGCGCCATCCTTGGTCACGGTCAGCGGGGACGCCGTCGTGCCGAGGTTGAAGGATGCCGACTGCTGACCAGCAGTGAGACCCTTGTTGAACGCGCCGATACCCGGGAGCATATCGGTCAGCACGCGCTGGTCGATCTTGATTTTCATCTGCTCCGAGGCGTCCTTGGACCACATGTCCATCAACTTGATGTCCGACTGGACACGGTCGATGTCGTCTTCGACGCAGGAGAAGTACTCGCCCTTGTCGATGACCAGCTGCAGTTTCGGCGCGTCAGGGTTCTCGACGACGAGGTTCTGGCCCTTGACGTACTCACGAATGGTGATGTTCGGCTGGGTACGGATGTTAACCGTGTCACCCATGTTGCGAATTTCACCTTCGTAGTCGGTGTTCGAGATCGCTGCGAGCACAGTGGCGTCGTAGAAGTTCTCGATCAGTTTACCGGACCAAACCTCGGGGATAAAGTTACCCGAATAGTTCGGCCGGCCGGGAGCGACTGGATAGGCCATGTGTTGTCCTTTCACTTAGCCAGTTTCACGTAATGCGACCTTCGCGCTGTGCGGCGAAGATATCGCGCTCGATCCGGTCACGCTCCTGCTCTTTGCCCTTATACACACCTTTGCGAACATCGTCAAAGAACTTGGCGATATCGACACGCGAGTAAGCCTTGGCGTCATTACCAGCAGTGCTGGCAGAAGCTGTGGTCCTACCGCGTCCCGGCGCGATCTGTTTTTCGAGCTGAGTAGCAGTTACGTTCCGAGTTTGCTGAGCAGCAGAATTGCCATTCGATGACTGCCACGTACGGAAGAACTCGCCGACGCGATGAGCGTCGAGTTGACCTTGTGCAGCGTCGAGGTACACCTGCCGGTTCATACCGGACAGGGGATCGACTTCCAGCAACCAGCTATGGAACCCTTGGTTGGCGTTGATTTCACGCCAGTCGGGCACAATAGCGGACAACTCTGACCAGAACGTGTTCTCAGCAGTGAGGGCTTGCCTCTGAACCACGCTCTCCACCTTGGGGACGACGTTGGTCTGCACTTGCATGACCGTACGCTTGAGGTCGGCGATCTCACGATACGCATCGCTAAGCTCTTCACGAGCCGCTCTCCGCATAACGTCGATAGAATCTCCGTACTCTTCAGTGTCCTTGTCAGTGATGAGTCTAGCCGCAGTGCCCTGTGCAGGTTGACCCTGCTGGGGTGCGGAGAGCGAGGAGATCAGCTGTTCAAGCTGACTTACCCGCTGGTTCATCTGATTGTTCTCCGCCCGAAGCCGGGTGGTGTCAGCATTGTACATCCCCTGAAGGGACCGCCAGCGCTGTTCGTAGGTCAGTTCTTCGTCAGTGTTGTCGGATCGTCCATGCTCGGCGGACGCCGACCCAGCTGCAAGAGGTACGACACGGTTGGCAGGCTCAGCCTCAAAGCCCTCATTACCCGTCTCAGCCGCTTCTTGGGCGGCTTCAGACTCGGGGTTAAGGTCTTCGTACAGCTTTGCAACAGCCTCTGACTGCCGACGTACTTGCTCAGGAATAGCCATTGTGAACGCTCCTCTCGGGTGTGCGTGATTGGATCAGCTGCCTCTACGAGACTGTGCTGCTAAGTCAGGGGACTCATTTACGAGCTTGTAAAGCTCTGACAGAATCTGACACCGCCCCTGTGCAAGTGTCACGCTCTGTGCTCCGACGCTGGGTAGCCTTTCAAGCTCAGACATCCGCCACTCTCCCAGCCATTCAAGGATGACCGGGTGTTGACGAACGCTGCTGGCCAGCGCGTGGATTACTTCTGGGGTGGCCTGCTTCACTGCGGGCCCCCGCTAACTAGGTTCATACCACCGGCGGGTGCGCCGGCTTGGTCGATGGTCTGGGCCTGCGGCTGTCCGCCCCCGGGAGCAGGCATCTGCTCAGGGGCTGCGGCCGACATCCGGTTCATCATGGCGAGCTTGTCGCGCGACGGGACGATGTCATCGGCTGGCATCTGAAGCCCCTTGGCGACCTCGCGCAGCAGCGCTGCCCGGCCCTCAGGACCGATGATCCCCATGTCGAACTCGTTGGCCGTGGCGTTGAGGAACTCCACGCGGCGGACGTTAACCGTCTCTTTAACCGCGAGGTTCACTGCCCCTTTAGCCACAACCTGAGCATCGCCCTTGATCGACTCATCCGGATCGTACCGCATGTTGTAGACGAACTGGCGCTGCACGATGGTCTTGAGCACGTCGTTGTCGATGTGCATGACGACCTGACGAATCCCCTTACCCGCGGAGCCCATCAGCATGGACAGCCCCGACGCTGTGCGCCCGGCCCCCTGCACGTTGGTGTCGCCGTAGATGTAGGACGGGATGCCGCTGTGGTCGTCTGCCAGCTTGGAGAACCGGTCGTAGACGCCCATCAGGGTGTTGGCGTTGTCATCGGGCTGGTTGAACCGCACGGCCGGCGCAGACGAGCCCAGCGGGTCGTTGAGGACCTGCCAGATTTTCCACGGCTGCAGCTGTGTGATGTCCTCGTTGGGCGGCAGCCGCTCAAGGTTAACCTCGACCTGAGGTCCCGAAGCGATCGCCATGTTGTTGACCAGAGCCCGTGCAGCTGCGTTGCAGATGTTCTGCAGGTCCTCGATGATCTCAGGGATACCCTTGCCCCAGAAGGCTCCGGGCTGCTTGATGAACGACGTCTTGGCGTAGGGCTTCTCCCCCAGCGGGTCGTAATTTAGGACAGCCTTGATGACGTAGTTCCCGACCACCCAGACGTTAGCGTCGTACTCGCGCGCCTCATCAGGGACTTCCTCCTCGGTCATCCCCCACTCGCGCAGCATCTTGCCGCTGACCTTGCCCCAGAACTCCAGCGTGTCGTAGACCTGCGTGGGACGAAGCTCTGTGTGGAACTTGCGCTCCTCTTCCTCGCGGGAATCCTTCTGCCACTCCTGCACCCATGACTGGGTGTTGCCGATCTCTAGGACCTTGCGGACGGCTTGGTCGTCATACCCCGGCACGCCGATCAGATCGGCCAGCTGGGTCCGCGTCATCTCATGGTACTCGAACAGGTAGCCATCGTTGATGCGCGTGATCCCCGGCTCGGGGTAGATATTAAACGGGCTGACCCGCTCGTACTCAGGCGCGATGCGCTCGCCGGGCTGAAGCGTTGTGCCGTCCCACTTGAGGTAGCGCTGCCGGCGGACGATGGGCCCCTTGACGAAGGCAGCCGGGAAGGTGACGAGGTCGGTGATGAACTCGTTGAAGGCGTCAGCCCAGCCGCCTTGGGTGAACTGGTCCTCGATCCGGGTCTGCATCCGCTCGACGCGGTTCTGCGCCGCCTGCAGAATCTTGAACCTGAACTCCTGAGCCACGGCTTCCTTGAGCTCTGCCAGCTGTGTCCGGCTGGGCGCTTGCCCCGAAGCTTGCAGGACCTCCATGATGCGCTCAGCGAAGGCCAGCTGCAGTTCTTCCGAGTCCTTGGGGGAGAGATCAGGGATGGGCGTAGGGGCTAGGCTCCACGGTGGGGAGCCACTGTCCAGCAGGATGTCACGCAGCCAACTCTCGGCCGCACGACACTTGACCTCGGTGATCATCATGAAGACCTCAGAGCCACCCTGAGACTTGATGGCCTGCATCTTGTCGGCTTCGTACTCGCCGTTGCGCTGACGCATGGCAGTAAGCATGATGTCCGTGATCGGGTCGCGCGAAATGCGCGCAGCATCCCAGCACTGCTTCAGGTAAGCCACGAGGCCCAACATGACCGGTGCGTTCTGACGTGCAGATAGGTCTTTCTCGGCCTGCTCGCGCTCGATGCGAACAAGGTCCTCGTTACCGACTACGCGCAGGATCGTCAGACCAGCCATTATGTCCCTACCTCAGAGCTTGACGTTGGGTTGCTTGCGGCCCGGGTACGTGGACTGCTTCTTCTTGGGGCTGACCGCGGCCCGCGGGCTTTTGGCTGGGGCCATCATGCTGGGCTTGGCCTTGGGTCGCGGAGATGACGGCATCCCGGGCTCACCGGTCTTGCCCGGCGGCTGGCTGTTCTTGTTGCCGCGCGCGACTGCGCCGGCGCTCTCATCCATACCGGGTTTGTTACCATAGCGCATGTCGTATCTCCTGCTCAGTCTGACGCAATATAACCTGTACAGCTACGCGTGGCAAGGGAAACCCCCTTACAGCACGACCGTCGGGGTGTTCGCAGCCAGCCATGCTTCTGTGATGTTGATCTCGGCGGCTGAGGCGGCCTTGCCGACGACGACGATGCCGTAGTCCCGGCCCACAAAAGCAAGCGAGGCCCCAGCCCGTCTACCGATGTAGAGGATGTGGTTGCCGTAGTTGCCGGTCCCCTGCCCACTTGCCGCTTGTGCCACTTGGGAAGGGTTGACTTGTGTAGTTACCAACGCCTTGTCCGGTGTTGTTTTGCGCTACCTCGCTACCATTGACGCGAAGCGTAACGCTCGGTGCGCCTATGTTGCCAAGGCCCGTAAGAACACTTGAATTGGGAGCCAAGAGGCTGACGGAGTTTGTCCCAGCAGACTGAAGTACCGATCCCTTTGAGTAGAACGCATACGCAAAACTCGGATCGTCCATAT